CCAACCATAAGCATAGTTGGGGAATTATAGGACCGCTCATACGGTCGCCTTCTCACAAGTGAAATCAATTGAAAGTGTTCCGCATTTCTTTTAATCGAGCCCCAAGTTGTCGCTAGCCGTTCCCTCACAACCATCGTCAGCATGATGGCTTCCCTCAGTGACAAGCAGAAAACTCACATGTTCTTTTGCCATGGCCGCAATGGTTCGATAGATTCTGCTGTCTGCGTTATCGGCGTGATCGCTCATAGTTATTTGCCCTCGTTGGTCGGAAGTTGATAGGAACGGAAGCGGACGACCTCTTGGCCGGCCCACTCGTTCAAGGAAAGAAACTGTGCCTGCAGAGGCTCGATCTCATTGCAGCCAAAGACCGCGGCGGCCTTCGTCACGTCACCGAATCCGCCGGTGTTATTAGGCATGGTTCCCAGCAGTTGCGGTGGCACGCGGTGCGCGGCCAGCACGTCGTCGCGCGTGCAGTTCTTGATATTGAAGAATTCATCCTTGGCCGCGATCTCGGACACGGGCAGGATCTGCAGGCCGTCTTTCTTGCCGCCTGGTGCATACACAAACAGGTTGCGGAAGTTGCCCGGACCTTTGCTGTTGCGCATGGCTTCGCGCAGCTTGTCCACGTCATTGACGTTACTGGCCGTATCGGTCATGTAGAGGATGAAGCCGGCATGCGATCCGTTGAGGTAGTAGCGCCGGCGGAACAACGTGGCCGACTCATTGAGCCAGGCCGATTGCAGCGCGCTCACGTACTGCGGCACGCCATACACTTCCTGGTTGATGTCGGGCGCCTGCAGGTGCCACATGGCATCCTGCTCGAACTCGTAGGTATCGCGCCAGCCATTGATGAAGAAGTAGCGACCTGGCTCCACGCCGACGCGTGTGTACTTTGCCAATGCCGGTTTGAGGCTCAGGAGCTTGCCCGTCATACTTTCGCGCCGCTCGGCGTAGCAGTTACCGAACAGCAGGAAGTCGAGCGCCAGGCGCGTGAAAGCTGCTCGCGAAAGAACGGCAGACGGTTGGAAGGTCGAGGCCAGGATATTGACCTTGCACCAGATTGCGCTGGCATGATGGACGCTGGCATTCAAGGACTTGGCCAGGCCGACCATGCTCAAGGGCGGTTCGTACCAATCGCCATTGCGGTAGCACTCAACATCGGCCAGCATGTCGCGGCCTTCCAGCACCGGCGACGGATCACCGAAAGAAAATGCCTCCACGGCTGGCGGCGGCGCCTCGACCTTGGCCGGCAGATTGTTGTCGGATGCAGCCGCGCGGCGGCGTGCTCTATGTTTCATCAGAAGAACTCCATGGATGAGGTGTTGTTAGCGGTGGTGCCCTCGAATGGTTCGTAGTCAAGGGCATGCATGACCGACCAAGCCAAGTCAGCGTGACCGGTCTCTTCCGAGCGGCCGGCGTCATAGGTGACGGCGCGCCCGCTGGGCGTGAGAATCTTGCGGATGGCCATGAAGGACTGCGCAATGTCAGTCCAGCCCGCATCGAACTGCAGGCGGCCACTGCGGATGATGTTTTGTGCCTTGAGCACCATCCGTGTTTTGACTTCCGGCGAGTAGCTGATGGCCGTGGCGCCAGGGAAGAACTGTTTCACCAGGGGATAGACGCCCACGCCCATGCCGGTGGTATCGATGCCGATGTACTGGACGTTGTAGCGGCCGGTCATCTCCTTGATAAGCGCTGCCTGCTCGGCGAAGTCCTTGCCGCGCCACTGGTGACGTTCAAGAATGCGGAAATTGCCACCCGGGACCAACGGTGGCGCAATCACAGAGCAGCCCGCGCTGTCACCGGTCAGCGAGGGGTCATAGCCGATCCACACGGGACGGTGACCAAAGGGGCGTGCGGTGAAGGGCTTGTAGTCATCCCAATCCACCCACGAATCCACCATGCCCCGCTGCAGGTCGGACAACGGGAACACCGACGCGGAATCGTCGATAAAATTACACATCAAGAGGTTGTCGAACTGATCCGGCGAGTACTCGAAATCACGCAGCTCATCGATGTCGAACAGATCGCAGCCACCGGCCGCAGCATCCATGATCGTGACGATCTGACGCCAGATCTTGTCCTCACCGGTGAAGCCCGACGACAGCCGCTTGTGGCTGACATCGATGTTGACCTTTTCACCTTTCGCGCGGCACTTGTTGAATGACTCACCGGTCCAGAATGGATAGGCTTGGTGCGTCGTGGCCGATGGTGTCGAGAAGTAGGTTTTACGCCACTTCTTGTGCAAGGCCATGCCGGACGCGACCTTGTTCAGCTCGGTAAAATTGTGTGTCCAGAAGAATTCATCGAAATAGAAATTGCCGTGGTAGCCCTGGGCGGTTCTCGCGTTCGTGCCGAGGAAATACAGGTGCGCGCCATTGGGCAGGACGATAGGATCGCCGGACAGTTCCACGCCGCACGCATCCTTCGCAAACTGGATGATGTATTGCTTGAAGACGTGTGCCTGCGACTTCGAGGCCGAGAGGAAAATCTGATTGCGGCCGGTCTGGATCGCGTCAATCAGCGCCTCGCGCGCGAAGTACCAGGTCGCACCGATCTGGCGCGATTTGAGGATGATGCGCGTGCGCTCACTGCCGTTTCGGTACCATACCTTTTGATAGTCGAACAGGGAATCGTTGAATGCCTCGACGATGCGCTGCTGCGCCTCTTCGCTGAACTCGTTGCGTACCGGCTTTTTCTTCGGACCAGCATTGCGATTGGCGATCTTGGGATTGAGGTCGGATTCGTTGCCGCCCGGCTGCTCATAGCGGCGCACGCGCGCGGCCTGCACCAACTGTCGCATGAGTGCATCGAGTTCCTTGTACTCGCCATTGCCCTTTACTTCCTTGGCGATCAGTTGCACTATGCGCGCTTCAAGGGCAATCTCTACGCGCTCAAGGCGCGAGACCTTTTCCCATTCATCGCGGTGCTTCCAGCTATTGACGGTAGATCGCTTGATCTTCAGGTGGCGCGCAATCGACGAGATGCGCCAGCCCTCGAAATAGAGCCGGCGCGCGACGTATCGAGGCTCTGTCGCCTGGTCGATGTTGTCCTTGATGTCTTCTGGAATTTCTAACATGCCGCAAGCGTAGGCGGCGCGCGCGCGTAGCGGGGACTTTGCCGAGTCGCTATCCCCCTTATCAACCCTCACTTTATTGATGCATTTTGCCCATCGGCAGAAGATGACGTTATCCGATCAACCGATAACGAGCGCTAAAACTCATGGCAACCAAAAGCAAATTTTTCCGCGTCGCGACCGAGGGCGCGACCACCGACGGCCGTAGCATCAGCCGCGAGCAAATCCAGCAGATGGCCGACAGCTACAACGTGAAAACCTACGGTGCTCGCGTGTGGGTCGAACACCTGCGCAGCCTGTTGCCCGATGGTCCGTTCAAGGCCTACGGCGATGTGCTGGCACTGAAGGCCGAAGAGGTCGACACTGAGAGTGGTAAGCGCCTGGCCCTGTTCGCGCAGATCGAGCCGACGCCCGCGCTGATCGCCATGAACAAGGACCGTCAGAAGATCTTTACCAGCATCGAACTAGCCGACAAGTTCGCCGACACCGGCAGTTCCTACCTCGTCGGTCTGGCAGTGACCGACAGCCCCGCCAGCCTCGGCACCGAAATTCTGCAGTTCTCGGCCACCAATCCGAAGGTGTCGCCTTTCACGCCTCGCAAGCTGAAACCGGAGAACCTGTTTTCCGAAGCCATCGAGGCCAAGCTCGAATTCGAGGAGGATGGTCCGAGCGTTGCCGAGACCATCAAGCAGCTGTTCAGTCGCATCGGCGGTGGCGAGAAGAAAGCCGATGCCCAGCATGCCGACGTCGTTGCCGCCATGACCGCCGTGGCCGAGAAGGTCGGCGAGTTCGCGCAATCGGCAGCGCAGGCCGGCAAGGATGTGGCCGACGCTGTAGCGCGCCTGGAGAAGCTGGAAAAGCGCGTGGGCGACGAATCGACTGCTGCCGAGCAATTCCGCCAGACCATCAACCTGACCGACAAGAGCAACCTGCAGCGCCCGCCTGCTACCGGTGGCGGCAACAGCGGCACCGTGCAGACCGAGTTCTAAGCCGTCGGCCGACGAAGCAAACCATTTCCGCATTTCACTGGAGTAGAACACATGAAGAATCAGACTCGCGCCGCCTATAACGCCTACACTTCGCGCCTGGCGACGCTCAACGATGTTGCCGGCGGTGCCGTCCATTCCACCTTCTCGGTGGATCCGAGCGTGCAGCAGAAGCTCGAAGACAAGATGCAGGAATCTTCCGAATTCCTGGGCAGCATCAACGTCATCGGCGTCGATGAGCTGGAAGGCGAGAAAATCGGCCTGGGCGTGTCCGGCCCCATCGCCAGCCGCACTGATACGCGTGGCGACAAGCGCCGCAGCACTCGTGATGCATCGGCCATGACGAACACCCGCTATCGCTGCGAGAAGACCAATTTCGATACCCACATCACCTATGCCAAGCTGGATGTCTGGGCCAAGTTCCAAGACTTCCAGACCCGCGTGGCCAATGCGATCCTGAAGCGCCAGGCGCTGGACCGCATCATGATCGGTTTCAACGGCGTGAAGGTCGCGGCTGACACCAATCTGACGCAGTATCCGCTGCTGCAGGATGTCAATAAGGGCTGGCTGCAACAGATCCGCGAGAACTCGCCGCAGCGCGTCATGGGCCTGATCGGCCAGGATCTGCCGGGCAAGGTGGTCATCGGCGGTGGTGCCGGTGCGGACTATGCGAACCTCGATGCTGCGGTGTATGACGCGGTGACCAATCTGGACCCGTGGTATCAGGATGATACCGGCCTGGTGGTGATCGTCGGCCGTGAGCTGCTGCACGACAAGTATTTTCCACTGATCAACAAGGACAAGGCGCCGACCGAGACCCTGGCCGCAGACATCATCATCAGCCAGAAGCGTATCGGTGGCCTGCCGGCGGTACGCGTGCCGTCTTTCCCGGCCAATGCCATGCTGATCACCCGTCTGGACAACCTGTCGATCTACTTCCAGAACGGTGGCCGTCGCCGTCGCGTGGTCGATGAACCCAAGGCCGACCGCATGGAGAACTACGAATCGTCGAATGACGCCTATGTGATCGAGGATGAGGGCTTGGCCGCCCTGGTGGAAAACGTGGTGCTGCAGGATGCGGCAGCAGGCGGCGCCTGATGTCGCGCCTGTCTCCCGCCGCGCGCCACCGCGAGCGTATGCTTGGCAAGCTGGCGGCATCCGCCGGCGAGCCGGGCGGCGTGACTACCGGCAGCGCCTATGAGCTGATGCTGATGAAGCTCCATGAAGACCGCCGCACGCTGTCCAATATCCAGTCCATCGAACGCAAGATCGAGATGAAGGCCACCTTGCTGCCGGCCTATCAGGACTGGATTGACGGCGTGTTGTCGAGCGGCCGTGGCGCTCACGACGAAGTGCTGGTCAATGTGCTGGTGTGGCACATCGATGTCGGTGACTACGAACGCGCCCTGCAGCTCGCGGCCTATGCGCTGGAGCACCAATTTACCCTGCCGGATCGCTACAACCGGACCTTGCCCACGCTGCTGCAGGATGATTTCGCCGGCGCCAGCCTGGGCGGCAAGTTGAAGGATGACCCAGCGCGCGCGGCCGAGATCCTGCAGCAAGTGCTGGCTATGACGGGCAACGCGGACACGCCCGACCAGGCGCGCGCCAAGGTGCATAAGGCGCTGGGCCTGGCCCTGCTGGAGCTGGTCAATCAGGTGGATGCAGAAAACATCACGGCGGCCACGGCTGATCTGGCCACGGCTTCGCTGCAGCACCTCACCCGGGCGAGCGAGCTGCACCAGGCGGCCGGCGTCAAGAAGGAAATCGAGCGGCTGGAGCGGCGACTGAAGAAGTTCGCCGAGCCGGCTAAGTAAAGAGCACCCCACGGCGCAGGGGCGGCCCGGGACGGAAGCGGCATTGTTCGTCGGATGTCCTGGCCACCGCCCCCCATTATTTCCAAGACCATGAGCTATATCGACGACGTGCCGGTGACAGCCATGCCGGTGGTGCCGGCCGATGTGAAGGCCATCACCAATGACGGCTTCTTTCCTGACATCAGCATGCCGGCCATGCGGGACGCCATGCGGCTCGATTCGACCGTGACTGATGCGCGTCTGCGCCCGGCGCTGGTGGACGCGATTCTGTCGGCCAATCGACTGCTGCGCGACTGGCAGGCGGGCCACCTGGCCACGGGAACCCTGAAGCTGGAAGCCGTACCGGCGCCCAAAGTGGATGGTGAAAGCCAGTATGTCGCGCTCTACCGGCGTGCCGTCTACAGCTTCGCCAAGGCTGACATCTTCGAGAGCTATCGGGACTACGACACCACGGCCAGCGCCCTGACGGATAAGAAAAACATGGAATGGATGGACACGGCACCGGACGTGCAGCGGCGTAACGGCCATTGGGCCATCAATGACATTCTCGGGCGCACGCATGCGACCGTGGAGCTGATCTGATGGAAGTGCGCAGCCAGCAGGGCGACACGCTCGATGCACTGGTGTTTCGTTACCTGGGCGCCAGTAGCGGCTATGTGGAGCAGGCGCTGGCGGCGAATCCCGCCCTGGCGGCATTGGGGGCCGTGCTGCCGGCGGGAACGACAGTCACGCTGCCCGCCGTGACGCCGGCCCCCAGCACTGCGCAGGACACCATCAGCCTGTGGGATTGACAACATGAATACCAGATCACTGACAAGGGGAAACCAAGTTATGGCAGCAGAATCCGCCGGTGGCATCGCTGCCATCCTGAAAATCTACGGCATCAAGGCCGTGCTCGGCATGGCCGGCGCCGCGCTGCTGTATATCGTCCTGCCCCCGCGCAATGCCGATGGCAGCTTCAACGAAAAGGAATTCGTAGTGCGCCTGGCCTGCGCCGGTGCGTTCTCCATCATGTTCGGCGACCTGGGGTTTTCGATCCTGCTGCAGCATGTACCGACTGTCGCCGCCGTGCTCGGGCCGAAGCCGGTCGATTTGATGGTGGGGGCGCCGGCCTGGTGGATCACCCGGGCCGTGGCGCTTTGGTTCCAGCGGCGCCAGGGCAAGGACATTGCCGAGTTGGCGCGTGACGTAAAGGAAACACTGTGAACGCTACCGACAACCGCATGGCGTTCCTGGGCATGGTGCGCTTCTCCGAAGGCACGTCCAATTCGCCAACCACGCGCGACCGTGGCTATGACCAGATCGTCGGCCGGACCCGATTTACCAGCTACGCGGACCACCCACGCGTGCGCGTGTACCTGCCGAAATACAAGGTCTGGTCTACGGCCGCCGGCGCCTATCAACTGCTGATGCGCTACTACGACTACTACGCGCCGTTGTTGAAACTCAAGGGTTTCGCCCCGGCCGTGCAGGATGCCATCGCCCTGCAGCAGATCAAGGAATGCCGAGCCTTGCCGGATATCGATGCCGGCCGCCTGGCCGACGCGATCGCCAAGTGCAAAAACATCTGGGCTTCCTTGCCGGGCGCCGGTTATGGCCAGTTCGAGCACCGCTATGTGGATCTCGAACAGGCCTTCATCCGGGAAGGCGGCGAAGCCATCGTGCTGCCGACGCTGAAGACCAGCGAAGAGCTGCACCTGGCCTTCGTGGACGCCGGTGGGGTGCTGGCATGACGCTCACGGACGCATGGCGCGCGCGCCTGCGTGTGGGGATCGGCGGCGGGTTGCTGGCGGTGGCCTTTGTTGTCGCATGGACGGTGCAGGGCTGGCGCAAGGATGCCGATATCGACCTCCTGAAGGCCGGCATCGCCACGGCCAACAAGGCGGCGGCCGATGCCCGGGCCGCACGCACGCAGCAGGTCCTGCAGGCCGAGCGCAATGCCCGCGACGCCATCCAGGCCATTACCGACAAGCTCACCAATGAAAGGGATACCGCCCGCCATGAGAAAGACCTTTACATTGCTGGCGTGCGCAGCGGCGCTATCCGGCTGTCAGTCCCCGTCATCGCTGCAGTGCCAGCCGGACCCGGTTGCGCAGATTCCACCGCTGCCGGCGGATCTGGCCAGGAAGCGCGCGCCGAACTTACGCCAGCGGCAGCAGAGTTTCTTGACGACATCGCCAGCGAAGGCGATGACGCCATCCGACAAGCCAATGCCCTGATTGATACCTACAACGCCTTGCGCGAGAAGCTGAATGTACAAGCCCAAGAATCTACGCGACTACCTGCGCAAGGCCATTAAGGACCTGGCGCAGAACCCGGACAAGCTGCACATTTTCATCGATGAGGGCGGAGCTCGCGCTACCGGCACGGCCGGCCTATCCTTCGAGTATGAATATGTTTTGAACCTGATCTTGACCGACATCGGCCTGGATCTCGATTTGGTGTTCGTGCCTCTGCTGGCCTGGATGCGGGTTCACCAGCGCGAGGCCTTCACCAATCCTGAGAACGCCAAGAAGGCCGTGCGCTTCGAGGTGGACATGAACAGCGCCGAGTCCCTGGACTTGTCCGTCAAGCTGGCGCTCACCGAGCGCACCATCGTAAAACGGCAGGACGGCGGCCGGCTGGAGATCCACCACGCGGCCGAGCCCCACATCACCCCGCCATTCGTCGATGACTTCTGGCAGCTCTACCAGGGCGATAGCTTGCTGGCAGAGTGGGACGTGCCGGCATTGCCATGAGCGACGATCTGCAACGTCTGGAAGAGTGGGCCGGCGCCTTGATGGCCAAGGTGCAGCCCGCGCAACGGCGCCAGCTTGTGCGCCAGGTGGCCAACGATCTGCGGCGCGAGCATGCGCGCCTGATCTCCCAGCAGGTGGCGCCCGATGGCACTCCCTATCCGGCGCGCAAGAACCGTAAGGAACTGCGCGGCAAGGCCGGACGGATCAAGCGCCAGAAAGCGGCCATGTTCGGCAAGCTGCGCACGAATACCTATCTGCGTGTGCAGGCCGATGCCAGCCAGGCGTCGGTCGGATTCTTTGGCAAGGTGGCGCGTATCGCACGCGTGCATCATGAAGGTCTACAGGACAAGGTGGCGCCACGCGGGCCGAGCTATAAGTACCCAGCCCGGCAACTGCTGGGATTCAATACCGCCGACGAAACCCTGTTGCGCGAAAGCCTCCTACGTCACCTTGAAAGTCGGTAAGACGGATATCAACCCGTCGCAAAGTGCCTTCCCGCGCGCGATCCGGCAACATGGGTTGCATGACGCCCGACCTCTCCGAACTCGTTCGCACCATCCCGAATTTGATCCGCACCGGCAAGATTGCCGAGATCAACGCGGACAAGGTGCGCGTGCGCTTGTCTCCTTCGTTGCTCACCACCTGGGTGCAGTGGATCGCATTGCGCGCCGGCGATGTCGTCGACTGGTGCCCGCCCTCTATCGGTGAGCAAGTCATTGTCTTCTCGCCTAATGGCGACCTGACGCAAGGTAAAGTCCTGGCCGGCCTGTTCTCGGCCGATTCGCCCGCGCCGCAAACCTCCCTCAAAATCCGCTCCATCCACTACCCTGATGGCGCCGTGGTGCTCTACGATTTCGGCAAGCACTCGCTGTCGGCCATCCTGCCAGCAGGTAGCTCGGCGCTGGTCAAGGCTGACGCGGTGACCGCCGACGCACCACAAACAACCTGCACGGGCGATGTGACCATCAAGGGAAATCTCCGGGTGGAAGGCTTCAGCGCATTGAATAACGGCGCCAAGGTGCAGGGCGGCGACGGTGGTGCGGCTGTGGTCATTGAAGGGGATGTGACGGCCACCGGTGACGTGAAGGCTGGCAATATCAGCCTGCGCAATCACCCGCATGGCGAAATCAAGCGCGGAGATGAAAAATCGGGGACTCCGCTGCCATGATCGCCATGAACGCTTCCACCGGTCGCAGCATGTCGCTGCTGGATCACATCCGGCAATCCGTGCGCGACATCCTGATGACGCCGCTGGGAACCCGCATCTGCCGCCGGGGCTACGGCTCCGAGGTTCCCGAGCTGATCGACCAGCCGCTGAACGGCGTGACCGTCCTCCGCATCTATGCCGCCGTCGCCTATCGCCTGGCCCTGTGGGAGCCGCGTATCTCGTTATCGTCGGTGAATCTTAATCGTGACGCCAGTGGCGCCGTCTCCGTCGTCCTGCAGGGCGTCACGAACGGTATGGCCGTCGAATTCTCCGTGCAGGTCCGCCAGGGGGCCGCGCAATGAGTTCGCCTATCGACCTGTCCCTGCTGCCGGCGCCGCAGGTTCTGGAAACGCTGGACTTCGAGACCATCTTTGCCAATCGCAAGGCGTCCGTGCTGGCCCTGCTGCCAGAAGACGAACGCGAAGCCGCCGCCAATGTGCTGTCTCTTGAATCCGAGCCGGCCACCAAGCTGTTGCAGGAGAACGCCTATCAAGAGCTGCTGCTGCGCAACCGTGTCAACGATGCGGCAAAGGCTGTCATGCTGCCGTTTGCCATGAAGTCGGATCTCGACCAGATCGGCGCTAACACCAACGTCAAGCGCCTCGTACTGGTTGAGGCCGATCCAGATGCCTCACCACCGGTGGCCGAGGTGCTGGAGGATGACGACGCCTACCGCCTGCGCATACAGGAAGCCCCTGATGCACTGTCGACGGCGGGCCCTCGTAATGCCTACGAATTCCACGCGCGCAGTGCTGATGGCCGCGTGCTGGATGCACGCGCCGTCAGTCCGGCGCCGTGCGAAGTCGTTGTGGCCGTCCTGGCCAACTCGGACGACTGGCAGGCGCCTGCGGATCTGCTGCAGGTGGTCGCTGCTGCGCTGTCAGCGGAGGACGTGCGCCCGCTGGGCGATCTGGTCACTGTGGTGCAGGGCCAGGTCACGGACTACGTGCTGGAAGCAGTGGTTTATGTGGAGAAAGGCCCCGAGGCCCCCATCGCTCTCAATGCAGCCCGGGCGAACGCTGCCGCCATGTCCAAACCACTGCGCCCGCTCGGCTATAGCGTCTACCGCAATGCCTACGTGGCCGCGCTGAAGGTCGAGGGCGTGCGCAATGTCTTGGTGAAGTCGCCAGCCGCTGACATTCTGTGCGGGCGCTCGCAGGCCGCGCGCTGCACCGGCATCAGGATCACCGCCGAGGTGCTGGAAGAGGTGGATGATGTATAACCCGGTCCCCACCTTGCCGCCCAACACCACACCGCTAGAGCGTGCGCTGGCTCGCGCCTGCGCCGCCCTGGCCGATACGCCGGTGCCCATTCGGAACCTGTGGAATCCCGACCGCTGCCCCGTGGATCTTTTGCCCTTCCTGGCGTGGTCCTTCTCGGTAGACCGCTGGGACGACACCTGGCCGGAATCCGTCAAGCGCGGCACGATCAAGGCCGCTCGCTACATCCACCAGCACAAGGGGACCATCGCCGCCGTGCGCGGCGTGGTCGAGTCGCTGGGCTACGTCATCAAAATCACCGAATGGTGGCAGACCGCGCCACGCGGCACACGCGGGACGTTCGCTCTCGAAGTCGGCGTGCTGGAGTCTGGCATCACCGATGAGATGTTCCAAGAAATGGAACGGCTCATTGACGACGCCAAGCCGCTGTCCCGCCATTTGACCGGGCTGCGTATCCATCTTGAGAGTCGGGGACAGATTTGCGTCGGTGCCTACGCGCAGTTCGGCGAGGCCATCACGGTCTATCCCTGGTCGCCGGAAAGCATCGAGACCACCGGCGGGCCGTTTATTGGCTTCGCTACCCACATCATCGAAATCATGAGCATCTACCCATGAGCACCTATTTTTCTATTCCTACCGAAATCGGTGAGGCCAAGATTGCCAATGCCCTGGCGCTGGGTATCCCGCTGAAGCTCACGCACATGGCCGTGGGCGATGGCAATGGAGTCGTTCCCGTGCCGGATCGCAAGCAGACGGCCCTGATCAGGGAGCAGCGTCGCGCACCCATCAACACGCTCGACAAAGATCCGAAGAACGCCAGTCAGATCATCATCGAGCAGGTACTGCCGGCCGATGTGGGCGGCTGGTGGGTGCGTGAAATCGGCATCTTCGATGACGCCGGCAATCTCTGCGCCGTGGCGAACTGCCCGCCCAGCTATAAGCCGCTGTTGGCCGATGGGGCCGGAAAGGATCAGGTAGTGCGCGTGGTCCTGCTGGTGGCGAGTACGGCCGCCGTCGAGCTGAAGATCGACCCGGCCGTGGTGCTGGCCACCCGTCAATATGCCGATGACGCGATCATCGCCTATGCAGCACCCAAGGCACATACGCATGCCGACCTGGCACCACTGAAATCACCTGCCTTCTCGGGCCAACCGACCACGCCTACGCCGGCAGCAGGTGCCGATGCTGGCCAGGTGGTCAATATCGAATTCGTCGCCAGCGCGATTGCCCAGGCCATCGCCGGGGTGATTCCGTTTCTGACGGCCGTTCCTACCAAGAAGCTGGCCGACGTGGTGATGGTCAAGGGCATTGGCCTGATGGAATGGACGGATGTAATGGGTACTGGCGAGTTCCACGGCTATCGCACATTGCGATGCGGCGCGCTGGAGTTCGGCACCACGGCCGCGCCGCGCAGCTACGAGGCCGATCTGGTCGGCGGCTTGGGATCGAAGACGGCGCAGGCGTCAATTTGGGCCTGGGCGCAGCAGAACGGACATAGCATTACATCCAGTGCATGGACACCCAAGGTGTTCAAGTTCGCAGATGTGGACGCCAATACATTCCGCTTCCCGGACCTGCGCGACATGTTTGTGCGCTTCACTGGCACCAATGTGGATACAGCACTGTCTCGTGCCATCGGCACCGCGCAGGATGACGCGATGCAGGATCACGATCATTGGCTCAACGGCTACAACAACAAGTACAGCGGCTTCGGCAATGGCACGACCGGTTCGGCGCCGAACTTCTCGGGCAACGCTGATGCGTCGCAATACACGGGTAAGGCGTCCGGGCGCGGTGCCAAGACCAGCTCGGAAACTCGCCCGGCCAACACCGCCTTTGCACCTCGAATCTGCCTCTGAAAGACCGCATCATGAAGCCCACACTCTGCTATCAAACCGACGATGCAGGCCTGTTCTTGTACCAAGTCGAGGCCTATCCGTTCCCGCTGGAAGATCGTCTGAACGTTCCCTATCTGGCCGTGCAAGTTGCGCCGCCGGCTGTCCCCGAAGGATCTCGTGCGCGCTGGCTGTCTCCCTTCAAACCGATTGATCCTGAGTACGACACCGCCGGTGAATGGACGATCGAGGAAATTCCTGTAGAGCCTGAAACGCAGGAACAGCACCAGGACGCCGAGCCAGATCCGCAATCGCCGGCCGAAGACGAAACCCCGGCGCAAGCCTAATCCAAACCTAACAGGAGCTATCAATATGGCAGCTGACTACCATCATGGCGTGCGCGTCATCGAAATCAACGAAGGTACGCGCCCCATCCGCACCATTTCTACCGCCGTCATCGGCGTCATCGTCACGGCCGATGATGCCGATGCGACCGCCTTCCCGCTGGATACCGCTGTCCTGATCACCAACGTGGTCGCGGCCCAAGCCAAGGCGGGCAAGAGCGGCACCATGCGCCGCGTACTGGAAGCCATCGCCGCCCAGGCCAAGCCCCTGGTGGTGCTGGTGCGTGTGGCCGAAGGTGCCGACGAAGCCGAGCAGACCAGCCTGGTCATCGGTGGCGTTTCGGCCGAGGGCCGCTATACCGGCGCCAAGGCATTGCTCGCCGCGCAGGCCAAGCTGGGCATCAAGCCGCGTATCCTGGGCGCGCCCGGTCTGGACACCAAGGCGGTCACCAATGCGCTGGCATCGATTGCGCAGACCATGCGTGCCTTCGTCTACGCCTCGTGCTGGAACTGCGCCACGGTGGTGGCCGCCACCGCCTATAGGGCGGAGTTCGGGCAGCGCGAGGTCATGCTGATCTGGCCCGAATTTGTTTCTTGGGACACGGCCACCAATGCGGATGCCAGCATCTCGGCCGTGGCCTATGCGCTGGGCCTGCGTGCCAAGATCGATGAGCAAACCGGCTGGCACAAGACCTTGTCCAACGTGGTGGTGAATGGTCCTAGCGGCATTAGCCGGGACGTGTTCTGGGATCTGCAAGATCCGGCCACCGATGCTGGCGTGCTCAACGCCAAGGAAGTGACCACCCTCATCAACATGAGCGGCTACCGCTTCTGGGGCTCGCGCACCTGCGAAATCCAGGGCGGCTTCTTCCCCTTCGAGAACTACACCCGGACCGCGCAGGTAATGGCCGACACCATCGCCGAGGCCCATATGGTCTATGTGGATCTGCCGATGACGCCCTCGCTCGTCAAGGATCTGGTGGCCAGCATCAATGCCAAGTTCCGCTCCCTGAAGGCCAGCGGCTACATCATCGACGGTGAAGCCTGGTTCGATGAGCAGTTCAACGACAAGGACACCTTGAAGGCCGGCAAGCTGACCATCGACTACGGCTACACCCCGGTGCCGCCCGTGGAAAATCTGCTGTTCCAGCAGCGCATCACCGATCAATACCTGGCCGACTTCGCCGCGCGCGTCGCCGCCTGACGAAATCCCAAATTTAGGAGAAAGACATGGGCATGCCCCACAAGCTGAAGGATTTCAATCTCTTCGAGAACGGTATCAATTTCACCGGCCTGGCCACGGAAGTGACCTTGCCCAAGCTGTCGCGCAAGATGGAGGAATACCGCGCCGGCGGTATGTCGGGCCCGGTCTCGGTGGATCTCGGCCAGGAAGCTATGCAACTGGAATGGACTGCCGGTGGCCTGGTCAAGGACGCACTGAAACAGTACGCGGCCAACTCGCACGGTGCCGTGCAACTGCGTTTCGCGGGCGCCTATCAGAACGATGACGATGGTTCCGTGCAGGCGGTTGAAATCACGGTGCGCGGCCGCTACAAAGAAGTGGACATGGGCAATGCCAAGGTAGGGGACGACACCTCGCACAAATTCAACATGCCCCTGAGTGCCTACAAGCTCACCATCGATAACGAAGTGATCTTCGATTTCGACTTCATGAACGGCATCGAGATCGTCGGCGGAGAGGATCGCCGCGCCAGCATCCGCAAGGCCATCGGCCTGTAACGGCCAGGCGGCCGCGCGCCGCCAGCTTTTTCTAGTTTTATATCTGACAAGGACGCATTATGACCACCGCAACCGCCACCAAAATCGAAACCGTCGTCGTCGAGCTGGACGAACCGCTGACGCGCGGCAATACCCAAATCACCGAGCTGACCCTGCGCCGCCCCAAGTCGGGCGCTCTGCGTGGCGTCAGTCTGATGGATCTCATGAATATGAACGTCAGCGCCCTGCAGGTGGTGCTGCCGCGTATCAGCGAACCCGCCCTGACGCAGTTCGATGTGGCCGCGATGGATCCGGCCGACCTGATCAAGTGCGGCATGGAGGTCTCGGTTTTTTTGGCACCGAAGGCGGACCGCGCCTTGGTCTCCCAATCGAAGTAGAAGACGCAATGGCCGACATCGCGACGGTGTTCCACTGGCCACCGGCCGCGATGGACGACTTGGAACTGGCAGACCTCATGAAGTGGCGCGAACGCGCCCGAATGCGCAGCGGGGCGGAATAAATGGCAAATGAACTGAAAATGCTGGTGGTCTTCTCCATGATGGAGAAGATTACCGCACCGCTGAAGAAGATCACCGGCGGCGCCCGCGATACTGGCAAGGCGCTCAAGGACACCAGCGACCGCCTGCGTGAGCTGAACAAGCAGCAGAACGACCTCAACGGCCTGAGCGAGCTGCACCAGGGCATGCGCAAGACGAATGCCGAATTGGCCACCGCACAGCAGCGTGTCGCCGAGCTGGCGACCAGGATGAAGACCACCGAGAATCCGACCCGCGCCATGACGCGCGAATTCAATTCTGCGGTGCGCAGCGTCAAATCACTGCAGGAGGCCAGCGAGCGGCAAGGCACGCAGTATCGAGCCTTGCGCGAGCGCCTGTCCGAAGCAGGCATTGGCACGCGCCAGCTCGCCAATGCGCAGACCTGGCTCAAGAACAGCATCGCGGCTACTAATGCCGAATTGGCCGACCAGCAGAAGAAGCTGGCCGCCAGCAATCGTCAGCAGCAGGTCATGGCCAACGCCCGTCAGCGCGCCGACAAGCTGCGCAGCACCGCCGGCGGTCTGGCAGCGGCCGGCGCGGGCACCACGGCCAGCGGCGCCGCGATGGGCGCACCGGTCCTGGCCGGCCTGAAGGAGGCCAAGCACTACGAGACCGAGAACGGCCGCGTGCGCGCGCTCGGCCTGGGGCCAGCCGCGACCGCCGAGGCGATCAAGTTCGCGCGCGACATGAAGACCTACGGCACCAGCCAGCTCGACAACCTGCAGTTGCTGCGCGACGGCATCACGGCCTTTGGTGATACGCACCACGCCGAGATGGTCGCGCCCATGATGGCCAAGATGAAATTCGGCAATCACGCCTTCTATGGTGAGGCCGAGGGCGCCGAGAACGAGCGCAAGTTCATGGACATGCTCAAGGTCATCGAAATGCGCAACGGCACCAAGGACATTGGTACGTTTTCCAAGCAGGCCAACATGGTGCAGCAGGTGCTGACTGCCACCGGTGGCCGGGTCGGTCCCGGTGAGTGGCTGAACCTGATCAAGACCGGGGGTATCGCGGCCAAGGGACTCAAGGATGAATCCTTCTATTACCAGATGGAATCCCTCGTGCAGGAAATGGGCGGCAACCGGGTCGGCACCTCGATGATGAGCGCTTACCAGAACCTCTATCAGGGCCGTACTACCAAGCGCTCCATCGGTATGCTAGCTGACCTGGGCCTGATCGGGGATCAGTCCAAGGTGAAGCATGACAAGGCTGGTCAAGTCTCGTTTCTGAATCCTGGCGCCCTGAAGGGCGCGGACCTGTTCCGCGAAAACCAATTCGAGTGGATGGAGAAGGTTCTGCTGCCACAACTGGCCAGCAAGGGCATCACCGACGAGAAAGGCATCCTCGATGCCATCGGCGGCATCTTCTCGAACCGCACGGCCGCGCAGCTCTTCTCCACGATGTACCAGCAGCGCGCGCAGATCCACAAGAATGAGAAATTGAATCGCGGCGCGGCCAATATCGACGAACTCGACAAGCTCGGCCGGGACACGGCCAGCGGCAAGGAACTGGAAGCCCTGGCGAAGGTGGCGGACTTGAAACTAGAGCTGGGCACCAAGATCCTGCCGCTCTACGCCTCTGGCCTGCAGATGGCCACCAATGCCATTCAGTCGCTCACCGGCTTCATGGAGCGCAATCCGGCCACGGCAAAGGCCATGATCGTTGGATTCTCCGCTATCGCCGCCATTATGGTGGTGTTGGGGCCGCTGATGCTGGCCCTGGCCTCTGTCATCGGCCCCTATGCCATGTTGCACGTCCTGTTCGCCAAGATCGGCCTGCAGGGCAATCTGCTCATGCCGATCCTGCGCGGTATCGGGACGGTATTCATGTGGCTAGGACGCGTGTTCCTGATGAACCCCATTGGCCTGGCGGTGACCGCCATTGCTGCCGCTGCCTACCTGTTGTACCGGAATTGGGAACCGATCGCCGGATTCCTCGGGAACCTGTGGCAGCAGGTGCGCGGCGCTTTCGCTGGCGGCCTGGCCGGCGTGGCCGCGCTGATCGTGAATTGGTCGCCGGCGGGCCTGTTCTATCAGGCCTTTGCTGGGGTGTTGAGCTGGTTCGGCGTCGAGCTACCGGCCAAATTTACCGAGTTCGGCACCATGATCCTGCGCGGCCTGGTCAATGGCATCACCAGCGAGCTCGGCGCCGTCAAGGACACCGTGCTCGGCGCGGGCGCCAGTGTCATTGGCTGGTTCAAGGAAAAGCTCGACATCCATAGCCCGAGCCGCGTTTTTGCCGAGCTGGGCGACTACACCATGCAGGGCCTGGCCGTGGGCTTGAATCGTGGCCAGGACGGGCCGCTGTCCACTGTCAGCAGCTTGGCCGGCAAGCTGGCCAGCGCGGGCGCGGCCGTGGCCATTGGCGCGGGCAGCGTGCCGGCAATGGCCTTCGATAGCCGGCCGCCGATCAGCGGTGGCAGTGCGCAGCCCGTCGTCTACCAGGGTGACACGGTGCAAATCATCATCCAGCCGACGCCCGGCATGGATGAGCAAGCCATCGCCCGGGCGGTCGCCGCCGAGCTGGACCGCCGCGACCGCATGAAGGCATCGCGTCAACGATCGAACCTCGCCGATTGGGATTAAGGAAGAAAATCATGATGATGGTCTTGGGAATGTTCGTCTTCAGCCTGCCCACGCTGGCCTATCAAGAGCTGCAGCGGCAGACGCAATGGAAGTTTGCGGCCAATTCGCGCGTGGGCCGGCGCGATGCCCTGCAGTTCACCGGCAAAGGGGATGACGTCATCACGCTGTCGGGTTGGATTGCGCCCGAACTGACCGGCAGCGCCTTCTCGCTGGATGCCCTGCGCCTGATGGCCGACACCGGCAAGAGCTGGTTCCTGATCCAGGGAACCGGGCGCATCTATGGTTCCTACGTCATCGAGAGCATGGACGAGGGGCGCACCGTGTTGGATGGCGACGGCGATGCCAAGCGCATCGAGTTCACCATCAAATTGAAGCGCACCGACGATAGCGTGCTGTCGTCGCTGGGCTTGGGCGATATCTCAGATCTGCGCAACATGGTCGACATCGACGGCATCACGAACAGCATCGCCGACAAGGCGCGCGATGTGGTCGGTAGCGCCATTGATGGCGTGAAGGGCACGGTCGGCGGCATCGTGGGCAAGTTCGGTGGGGCCGGCCAATGACCACCACTGCGCCAGCCTTCCGTATTGTCATCGAGGACAAGGACATCAGTCGCCCGGTATCGGACAGGCTCATGAGCATCACCCTGCGCGAGTGCCGGGGCGATGAGGCCGATCAACTGGATATCGAGCTGGACGACTCTGACGGAAAGCTGAAGATCCCGCCGAAGGGCGCCAAGCTCAATTTCGCGCTCGGATGGCTGGGCTCGCCCCTGGTGGACAAGGGGGCGTTCGTGGTCTCCGAAGTGGAGCATAGCGGCGCACCGGATCGGCTCACCATCCGCGCCAGGTCGGCCAGCATGATCGATGCGTTTCGGCAGCAGCGAGACCGCAGTTTCCATGAGACCACGCTCGGTGCCGTGGTGGATGCCATCGCCGCCGGCAATGGCCTGGCGTCCGGTATTTCGGCCGGCCTGCGCTCCATCGCCATCAAGCACCTGGACCAGACGCATGAAAGCGATTCCGCATTGCTGCGTCGCCTGGGCAAGAAATATGATGCGGTGGCCACGGTGAAAAATGACACCCTCCTGTTCATGCCGATCAACGAGAGTCGTACCGCCAGCGACAAGCCCTTACCGGTGGTGAAGGTGGTGCGTGCGCTGGGTGACCAGCACCGATATCACAGCTCGGAGTCTGACGCTTACAGTGGCGTACGCGCCTTCTGGATGGATGAGAAATATGGCCGGCGCCGCAGTGTCGTCGCTGGTCAGGCCGGTAACAGCAAGCGCCTACGTACCACGTTTGCGAATGAATCGGATGCGCGCACGGCGGCGGCGGCCGAGTGGCAGCGCATTGAACGTGGCTTGGCCACATTCGAGATGCAGCTTGCGCTCGGCGATGCCAGCATCATGCCGCAATCGCCTGTAGTGGTATTGACCTGCGTCGGTAATTTGTAGCCAGTCAGGCAGTGAGTCGGTTGTCGATCATATTCGATTCTAGCCAGGCTCGACGGACCGTAGCTGGAGGTTTGTACTGATGTGCGCTATGCGGCCTGCGCTCGTTGTAGAACTGACGCCATCTTTCAATCAGCACTTTTGCCTCCGCCCGGCTGCGGAACCACTCCCGGTTAAGCAGTTCGTCACGCAGCTTGCCATTGAAGCTTTCCACGAATCCGTTCTGCCATGGACTGCCTGGCGCAATGAAGGCGGGGCCAACGGAGGCATCCCGCAGCCAGCGCATGACCTTGGCCGCTGTGAACTCGGCTCCATTGTCCGACCGAACGTAGGCCGGCTTTCCATGTAACCGCATCAATCGCGAGAGCGTCAGGATGACATCCTGGGAACGCAAACTGGCAGCAACTTCGATGGCCAGGCATTCCCGGGTGTATTCGTCGATCACACACAGCATCTTCAACGAGCGTCCATCCACCATCTGGTCATGAACAAAGTCGTAGCTCCAGACCGAATTAGGCTTGGTTGCTCCGGGTAGCCGAATATCATTGCCGCATCGACGCCTGCGAGGCC